ATACCGAGCATTCTAGTCAGCTTTATGTGAATTGTCATGTAAGAATTTGTAATTAAAAAAATACCCAGCCTAGAGGAGCCGAGTATATAAACTTGTTTGGTCTCGGATAAACCGTAATACGACCAGTATAGTGAAACTATAGCTTAGTCTTCGCAAAAACGAAATACCTATGCCTTTAATTCTTTGTAAGTATTTTTCTTATACAACTCTATTGATTTTGATGCTTCATTAATTGCTGACTCGATCGCCATGACCATTAGCTTTTCGTATTGCTTCCATGTCATCCGATAATTATCAACATTCATTTGCATGGTATTAATCCCCGCATAGTACAAACGTCCTTGAGCAGTGAAGTTATTCTCAAGCTGGGGATCTAAAGAGAAATCTATAACCATGCGTGCAATTAAGTAAGCCAAGTGATTCATAGTAATTTGCTCAGGCTCCCGTTTCTTATCAGCCACGGCGTTTTGAAGCATGATATTTACCAGGTGCATACGCACATATTCATAATCACTTTCACACTTACCATCAAAGACAATAAGTGCTGTAACCGACTTCGCCAGTTGCGTATCCATTGTAGCAATGGCACCTAAACGATCTTCGTAATTCAAAGGCTTCTCCCCAGTGCCATGAGCTTGTGGCTCAAAGTTTGGCGACTTTGCAGTAATGCCATGAGTCAACCATTCAAATTGTTCAAATTTATCTGCCATAACTGCATTCATCCCAAATCCCCTACCATCTTCTCTATTTGCTCAATCGCTTTGCCGCTTTTCACTTGCTCAGTGCTAAACCGTATTACCTGATAACCCATCATCGTTGCTGCGTTATATTTCTCTAAGTCTCCTAAATACCCTTTACCCCGTGTATGCCTACCATTACTCCAGATCCCACCTTCTACTTCGACCAAGATCTTTTTTCCATTCAAATGAAAATCAGCTCTCCACATACGTGAAGGGTGAAATTTAAACTCCTGATCAAACTCGATATTTAAAGCTCTAAGTGCAGTTGCCAATATCACCTCACCCTCACTCTGTACCTTTTCACCTTTGGCCTTTGGGCGCTTAGATCCTCTTTTGGGTTTACTTGCACCGATCATTTTTTTGTATTCAGCAATGGAGTAAGTTGTCATTGCTCACCCAAACCAGACACTCTAGTCGCTTTGACCAGTAAACATTCACACCATGCCGCTTACGTAGCTTTCGTGCTCGTTTACTTGAGATTGGGCGTTCAGCTGCAGTGATCATGCTGTTACCCCAATCTATTTAATTTATATGCTTCATTCACATGCGCCTCTGAAACTCTCGTCTTGGGGCTAATGTGATTGCGAATATCTGATACTTTGTCGGTGCGATTGTGGTCAGCGATGGCTGCGCGGAGGTCTGCAATAGATACATATTCAAAATCACATTCAGCTAATGGCTTGTATTCCAAAAATTGCTGCTCCTTATCGTGATAAAAACAAACCACCCCATCCACCACACAGAAATACTGTTTCGGATCCAAGCAAAAATATTCAGGACTCTTGGCTGTTGTTAGTAAACATGAAGCTATTGCCTCAGCCATAGGCAACCCTAACTTTTCGATTAAATTCATGCTGCCACCTGCTTGGCTTTTCTCTTCCGATCATTGGTGTAAATTCGATTTGCTTCACGTGTTTCCAGGGTTCTGTGTCCTTGGTTATAAGCTGAACGCAATGCCATAACCTCCACCCAATCCACCGTTTTATTGTCGTTTTGGTCTTTCATCTCTCGATCTCCACAGTCATACCTGCATGATCTTGCTCAACCACAGACATTCCGCGCGTGATTGCTGCCTTGCTTGGTAGTTTTTTGAAATCAATCAGATTCACTTCATGGCAGTGTTTGCACATGAATGAATTTTTCTTTTCCAGTTTTTTATAAATTTCCCGTGCCTCGGATAAAACACTGTTATTTCTTTCTGTAGCCCGATTGAGGTGCTTAAGGTGCTTTTTAATCCACCAGACCGGGTTTAAGCGAACATTGCAGTCGGTGCACAACACTTCATCTTCTTCCGCTGAGATCTGGATATTTTTATGTTTGCATGTGCCACGTTCAGACTTGCGTGAAAACTTAATAACGTTTTCTGAGGTATTGATACTTATCGTATGGTCTTCTTTGTAGCTCACACCCCACCTCCAACACGCTCATCCACCCAATTACACTCAACCACATCCAATCCATCATGCTGAAAACGAGACCATAGGCGATCACCTAGGTCTTGCTCTAATTCATGTGCTGTCATATTTGAAATCAACATAGTTGGTTTGCCAGCGTCATAACGTGAGTAAAGAACTTTGTGCACCAGCTGGAGGCGGTTTTCATTGCGGTCATGCAATCCATATTCATCAAGAATCAATAGATCGTATTCCGTGAAGCGATGAACAGCGTTTACTTCACTATCATCAGCCTTGGTCCATGCATTCGCTATTTCATTGGCCATGTCTTCAGAGGTCACATAGCGGGCATACTTTTGGGTCTCGAGAATGTTTCGAGCTACGGCGCAAGCTAAGTGTGTTTTCCCAGTACCGGTGCGACCAATCATGATTAAGTTGCGCTTGATCCCCTTCGTGAAATCTTTCACAAATGTGACGCATTGAGTTTTTGCATTTTGCTGACCGCTATTCGCTACCAAGTATTCTTTAAACCCACTGTTCGCATGACGGGTTGGAAGTTTTGCGCCTTGGAAGTGCTTTTCACGTACCATGGCATTCACGGCGTTGTGGTGTTCTGCTTGAGCTTTGTTAAGCGCTTCTGTTGAGCATTGCTTGCAGAACGATTTACCACGGAAAGAAACCATTTGTGCCTGGTGCAACTGGCAAAATTCTGTTGATTGCTGAATATCAAAACTAAGCGGTGCGATTGCGTTCATAGGAGCCCCCTTGTATCCACATCACCTGTTGCTGGTTCATAGTTCTGAACTTCACCCCAAGGATCGTTCACATTGCGGTTGTTTGGTTTTTCAGAAGATTGTTTGCGTGTTGGTTTTCTTCCTTGGTGTTCAGCCTTGGTCACTTGTTTTTCAAATTCCTGCACCAACCATGCTGCGAACTTTCTCATTTTTTGGTTTTCGGTGAGATGGATTTTGTTTTCCCAGTGCGCATTGAAACTACCCAAGTGAAACTGGAAATCAGGCATGGTTAAAATTTCGGTTACGCGATGACTGAATTTGGTTTGAAGTAAAATTGTGCTTAGGAAATTTTGATCAGGTTTCCATGAATCATCCTGAGCTGAATTTTCAGGCAATTCCTGTTGTGTGTTTATATCTGTAGTAATCTCTGTAGTAGTCTCTGTATTTGTCCCCTTTTTGAAATGGGGAGGGTCTGCCTTTTCAAATGGGGAGCCTCCCCCTTTTGAAAGTGGGAGGGTGGTCATTTCAAAAAGCACAGGTGTAATGAGCTCAATAAACAAAACATTGTTGTATTTCTGATTGTTAGCTTCAATTGTTCGGAAGTGACGTTTTAGCACCCCATATTTCTCGAGACGATCAAATGCCTCTTTGACTTGCTGTTTTGAGAAGCCATATTGATCAGAAAAACTCTGGTAAGAACGCTGCAAAAGATCAGATTTAAACTTCTTTTTAACGCGCACAACTTGGCCAGAATATTCATCACGCACCACTGTAGGTCGATGCCAATAAACGATTTCTGAAAGCACAACGATAGCGTTTAAATCGGGTTTTCCACTCTCTAAAACGAAGGTACTAAACCAACTGGTTGGTAAGATGTTACCCTCAAGGTGAACACTACCAACCTGATCCACGACATCATGGCCAGTGCTGAATAAACTCATTTAGCACACTCCAATTTGACAAAGAACGTCGTCTACAAAGGCGTCAGGCACCTGAAAGCTGTTAGGAGTGAATTGACTCATTTGTTTAATAACCCCGCAGCAGCAACGAGTGCCGTTAATCTTGTTAATCCAAAGGCTGTAATGCGTGCTTGGGTGTAAACCTTGTCACCCTCTACACATGCAATCACCTGTGAAACCTTGTTTACCATTACCTTTTGCTCTACTCGTTGCGCGTATGCACATAACCGTCGGTGACGGCTGTTTTCTCTAAACACCCAGCGCTTCTTCAACATGAAGTCAATGAGCTTTGATTCTTGGATGCCTATGGTTTTTGCTGAATCACGGATTGAATACGTGTTTACAGTGTCTGCAATCACATCCATGACCTGTGCCTTAGGCTCTAACACGGCGACATGGTCCTTAAGTGCTTGGTTTTCTTGTTCAGCAGCTAAGGCCAATTGGATTAGTTCCATTCGACTGAGTTCGACAGGTTTTGATGCTTTGTCTTCGAGTTCTTTCCAGCGCTTAATGACTCGGTTCCGCAATAAAATGCTATAACCTGTGATCAGAGTCATTGTTAGCTCTTCGTCTAGCAGATACTCGGTTTGCTCACGATTCATAGAGTCCAAATAGGTACATCCAAATTTGGATGCATCTAAATTGAGGCCACGAAATACAACCTCACAATCACGCTTCACATGAAAGTGTTCTTTTTCACATAGCTCCGCAATTTCACGACTCGACATCGTTTTTTGATTTTCTTGAAACTGTGTTATCATCGGCATATTCATTAAGATTTACCCTCTGAATTGAATACTAAGGCCCGATCTCAACTCTCGGGCTTTTCCTTTTTTCATCACGACACTTCACCCAAACTTTGCTCAGTCAGCGAGAGACGACGTTTAGCGTTTAACTCAACTGTCGATGCATGACGTATTAAATGTGCAAGTGCAAATTTGTGATTGCCATCGAGCAAGATCCCTTCACCCTGCACTTTATGAATTGTCATAAGGTGGTCAGGCATAAATGCATCAATAAATACAACCGTGTCGCCTTTCGCGAAATCAGACTCAATCATTGTTCGCGTACCCATAGATTGATCTTCATCTTGATAGTAGTTGATCTGTACTAAGCAATGTTTGCACTGCTCATCTTTAAAATTGCTGCACTTGTTAGCGCATGGGTGTTGTGTTAGATTGGTTTTGTTCACAAGATTGCCTCTATTAGTTTTTTGAACACTAAAAGCCTGATTTCTGCGATCAGGCTTTTTCTTTTTGAGCATTTGCTGTGTACTTCTGCATTTGCTTAAGTGCTGCCTGATCCACGGCGGTAATCAACTCGATCAACCCCTGGGTAATTTGGTGGATCTCTTCATATTCCGCTGGTGTAATTACCCCATCCTCGTAAGCTTCATACACAACTCGGTTTGCCTTTCCGCTTTTAATGTTGTGCTGCATCATTGCTTCAAAGATTGATAACTCATGATGTTTGCTTGAGTCACAATCCACTGGCACTAATGCATATCCCATCTGATGCGCCCACACCTTTAAAATTTCAGGGTTCTGCGTGTACATCATGATGGTTTCAAGCTTCTTTAAGCTCGGTAAATGGTTTGGCATCCCTACGTTGCCGTAGTTGCAAATGGTGTTGTGTGAATCACCAGTAACTTGAGCAATTTCCTTTGGTGAAATCCCCTGCGTCTGGTTAATCATTTTAAAAATTGCCGTTTGAGCTTCACGGCTTAGTGTTATTTCTTGCATTTGTGAAATCCTTGATTTGTTTCACGTTTCTTTGAAGGTTTGACAAAGTGATAATTGGTTATATTGCCAATTGCTTGAAATCATTAAGAGATGGACATAACTCAACCGCTTTGAATTTTCCATCTGTCGCCGCCTGGGCTCTCATCGCAACGATCTCAGACATTCTTTTTGAGCCTCGCACCCAGCCAGACACTGCTGGTTGTTTGACCCCAAGGGCTTTTGCTGTATTTTCCTGCCCACCAAAATGGGTTACGAGCAACTGGAAAATATTATTTGTGTTGTTACTCATAGTTATATCCTCACTAGATATAACCAATATTATAACTATAGTTATTTTTAGTCAATAACTATAACTATTTGAACTCATATAACCAAGGTTATATATTTGTTATTAAGATTTTGAGGTTCTGAAAGATGGAATTAAAAGACAGGCTTAAGCAGTCAAGAAAGCGTGCGGGGAAAACCCAAGCAGAAGTAGCGGAAGCTGTGAAAATGTCTCAGCCTGCATATCAGGCCTTAGAATCTGGTCGAAATCTGAAATCATCTTTCCTTCCACTGATTGCTAATTTTTTAAATGTTGACCCTCTATGGTTAACAACTGGTAGTGAATCAACTCCAGAAAAAAGCAATGCCGATATATCTGCGATGGAGGTTAGTATCTATCAATCTGGCGATCCCGTTCCAGATGGATACGTAGCTATTGATTATTATGATGATGTATTTGTGAGTGCTGGCAATGGCTACTTAAATTTAGAAAAGCCAAGCAACAATAAGATGCTTTTCCCTGTTGATCTAATTAAAGAATGTAATGTTCAACCATCCGCAACCAAGGTAATCCATGTCCGCGGAGAGAGTATGTTTCCTAAATTAAAAGATGGACAGGCCATATCAATTGATATGTCTGCTAGAACCATTTACGACGGGGAAATTTATGCTTTTCAGGTTGGGGATGATACAAAAATTAAATACTTGTTTAATTGGAGTGATGAAGGTAAGGGTGGCTTTAAGGCTGTCTCAGCAAACCCTGATAAAAATCAATTTCCTGACGAATACTACTCCCCTAGCAAAATAGAATCAGAAGGTATAACTATATTAGGGCAGTACTGGTGGAAACAGGTTGTAAAGCGAGTTAGACGCTAGGGCTAGGCTAGTGTAAGACCGCTTTCCCAGGCAATGATAATTCTAAAAGAGGAAAGCATAATGATCGGAACACTTAATAAATCCAAAACTGCGCTAACAATTAATCGTCAAGAATTCAAATTGGCATTAGAAAAAATTGGTGCAGGAATTGATAAACAAATAGCAGCTCTCAAAAAAGCCAAACAAAGCTACGACGCTGCGGAAATAGCAAGTGAGGTTATTGGTGAAGTAAATATCTTTGAAGCGATTATTGAAGGTTTTAACGAAGCTGAAGGCACTAATCTAAAACTAGCCGATATAACCAATATTGAAGTGGCACAGGGGTGGATAGATGACTTTTTAGGAAAATATTCTGATAAATCAGACCCAAGCATGACTTGAGGTTGATAAGAAGAATCTAAGATGAATAAATTTGACTACATGAAACTCGGGATACTCTTTGTTGCTGTTACCTTTTGCTGGGTTTCTATGATTTTTTAAACTGCGAACCCAACACACCTTAAGGGATTAAAAAATATGGGTTTAGATCGTAAATTACAACTAGATCTACTAACTAAAATTGCCGAATGCTACCCATTTGAGTGGGATGATTATGAAAGGAATGTGGATAGTGAAGAGTATTTAAAGGCCGCTATCAATCTTCACTACCTTATGGGGCATGGCTTACTGGCTGAGAATTCTACAGTAGCCAAACCCAACATGACTGGTGATGGTGGTGGGCATGTTTTAATTATGTCTCCAATCATCACAGAAAAGGGTTTGGATTTCCTACAAGATGATGGTGGTTTGTCTGCGATTCTTGGTGTAGTAACAGTTCGATTTGAGGCAGACACCATACGCACTATTCTACAGTTAAAGGTGGATCAATCTGATCTATCTCCTGCTGATAAGCAGAAATTACAGAGTGTGCTTCAAGAGCTGCCTGCCGAGAATATAAAACACCTGTCAACGAAAATTGTGGATATGGGTTGGGATAGTCTAGGCTCTCTAATGAGCTTAATTCAAAGCAGTGTTTTTTAGCAGCATTCTTAAACTTTAAATAACCAATTGGTTTCTGGAAGTCACCCACTGGCACAAAGAATTCAAGCACATCTACCTTGATATGCTCCAAATAAATCTGGGTAGAGTTTTGGTGAAGACGGTTTTCTATTAAAACAAGTGTTTCTAATTGCATAAAAATACCTTTTACTGCGAACCCGACGCAGTCATTAAGAACAGATCGGGTGGAGAGAAATATGGCTGAGACTAAGTGCGGTGGTTGTGGTTCACATGAATTTGAGCTTGTAAGCAAACAGATTAAACACTCTGAATTCTTATTTTGGTTTGTTCAATGTTGTTCATGTGGTGTTGCAATTGCAGTCATGGAGCATAATCATATTGGAAGTAAGCTTGATCATATAATTCAAAGATTGAGTGATGTTGAGGCAGTAGCTGACTCCAGACCTCAACTTACTAAACCAAAGAATAAAAAGAAGTAATCAAGTTTTGCCTAGAGCATAAGAACCATTTGACTGGCGTGTTCCTTCAGCCATTGCTATGTTGATTTTATTTAAATCAAATGCGGTAATCCCATGCTTATCAAAAACAAATGATTCCGCAATTTCGATATTTTTTTGGATTAATACATGATCATGCATGCCTGAGGAAACATACGTTCTATATAAGTTAGCTCTAAATTCTTTTTTATTCATTCTTACAAACTCCACCTAACCCACCCCAGCGGTGGGTTTTCTTTTGTCTATTAAAACATAAAAATTCTTACAACTATAATTTTATATAACTTTAGATATATTTTATTTGCTTTTCTATTGATTATAAAAATAACTATAGTTATATTTATCTCACAGACATTAAAAAAGCACTCAAGACTTCGAACCCTTTGAGTGCTTTTACAGAAACTGCGAGATCAATTATGAACAAAACCCTATCCCCTTTCAATACCATCAAGATATCTCTTGGTGTAGCTGCTGTAACAATAGGCGTGCTTAGCTGTGGGTTTAGAACTGCACCACAGGCTGCTCAACCAATAGTTGCCAACGTAGCCCCTTCTGAATATCAACTTCTTGCATTACGCATGACTGGTGAAAACCACGGCGAAGCTGTTATTCGTTTAGATGGTTTCCGCGTTACTGCACGTTTTGAAGTTGAAGCATTTCCTGACAGCTACGGTGTACCGGGTAGTGAATTCACCGCTGTAGACGTAACCAACCTTGACGAAGTGACCGTTTCAGATGCCCTAGGCAATCCATACAACGACTTCACAAACCACATCGACCATCAGAACTTCAATGCCCTCATCAAAGGCTATATCGAAAAGCATCGTTTAGTGGAGGCAGGCTAATGACTACTTCTACTCAAAAGTTTTCCGAGTTCATCAGCCAAGATGACGAAGGCAACATTCGTATGCGCTTAGGTCATTCAACCTACTTTGAAAAAGGTCGCCATATCTATGTGGTCAACAAGGATGGTACCGAACAGTTAATCACGCTTGAGGTTCATGCAGCCAAGCCTTGGATCCGTGAAAACTTTGAACGTGAACGCACATTCCAACGCAAGAAGAACTTAGCAATCGCCCTACAACGCACACATATTCCACTTCGTGAACGGCGTGAGTACAAGCGTCGCGCAGGTTGGGTTGGTGCTCGATAGCAACCAATCCTCCCCTTTAAATAATGAATAGTGAGTAATGAATAATGAGTATTGCAACTTTAATCCTTGGCCAGTCTGGTACTGGCAAATCTACAAGCCTAAGAAACTTGGACCCGCGAAATGTGTTGTTAATTCAGGTAATCAAAAAGCCATTGCCGTTTCGTTCACCTAATTGGAAATACATCACACCCGAAAATAAACAGGGTTCGATTTTGGTCTCTGATAACCCTCAATTCATCATTAATGTAATTAATGGATCTAAGCGTCCAATCATTATTATTGATGACTTTCAATATGTTATGGCGAATGAGTTCATGCGTCGTAGTTCTGAAAAGAGCTTTGATAAGTTCACCGAGATCGGCCGCAATGCATGGGATGTGTTCAACGCTGCAATTAATGCCCATGACCATAAGCGCGTATACCTTTTAAGTCATACCGAAGAAGACGCTCAGGGTAAAACCAAGATCAAAACTATTGGGAAGATGCTAGACGAGAAAATCACTCTTGAGGGCATGGTAACCACTTGCCTTCAGACTGCGGTGATTAATGGTCAATACGTATTCCAGACTAAAAATAATGGCAATTCGACTGTTAAGTCCCCTGATGGCTTGTTTGAAACTGACCATATTGAAAACGATTTAAACCATGTGGATGTGGCGATTTGCGAATTCTATGGCATCCCAAACCCTCAAATTCAAACACAAGACCAATCTGCTTAATAACCTAAATTTAAACTTGGAGTAACACTCATGACTCAGCAATACAAACAATTTGGCTTTAACCTTGACTCAGCAAAGCAAGCAGACAGCAGTCTACGTATTGAAGAAGCTGGTAAATATGTTGGTGTGATTAAGCATATGGAATTTATCACAGCGAAATCAGGTACAACTGGTTTTGAAATTGAATTTGAAACAGACAATAAAGAATCTGCTTCATTTTCTATTTGGACCGAGAAAAAAGACGGTACTCCATTGGGTGGAGTTCACAAAATTAATGCACTGCTTGCTTGTGTAGGGGCTCGTGGCCTAACACCAACAAACGCACCTTTAGAGAAATATGACTTTGATGCTAAAGAGCGTATTACTAAAAATTGTGTAGTAGCCCCTGAAGTGGCTAACCAGCGTATTGGTTTTCTTCTGCAGCGTGAAAACTACCAAAATGACAACGGTGAATGGAAACACCAGATGAATTTCTTCTCTTGTTTTCACGCTCAAAGTGAGTTGATGGCCAAGGAAATTATTGAACGTAAAACTACACCTGAAGCACTACCAAAATCACTTGCTTCGCTTATGTCTAACCCTATCACGACACGTAAGCCTAAAAACAACAATGGTGGTGGCTACCAACAAAATAATGGTGGTGGTTATGGTGGAAGTAACCAGGGTTTTAACCAGAACAATGGTTACAACCAAGGAGGGTTTGATGGTTATTACGATGATGTGCCACCAGTGTTAGGTGCCAACCAGCAAGATGATTTTCCGTACTGAGGTTAATTGGCTATGAATGCATTGATTTTAGACACTGAAACTCACGACTTGAATGGTTACCCAATTGAGATTGCTTACGCACCTTGCTCTTTTGAGCAAGGGGTGTTGGTAATCAACCAAGGGGAAGTTTTTGATGAGTACTTCTCATGCCCTGAGCCTATCGCTCTGGGTGCTTTAGCAACGCACCACATTCTTGAAACTGATATTGCTGAAAAGCCAAGCTTTGACACATTCAAAATGCCTCAAGGTGTCCAATACCTGATTGGCCACAATATTGATTATGACATTAAAGCTGTCCAGAAATGCCAGCCAGACTTCACGGTCAAAGGAATTTGCACACTGGCTTTATGTCGTATGGTATGGCCCGACCTGCCCCACACACTAGGCGCTATGTACTACCACGTTATGGATGATTTGCAGCTTGCACGTAAACACCTTCGACATGCCCACAACGCTAAAGCAGACATCTATTTCACTGGTGTAATTCTAAAAACATTAGTAGAGCAGCTAGGCATTAAAGACATGAATTCACTTTTCATCATGTCAGAAAGTGCCCGTATACCGAAGTACATAACTTTTGGAAAGCATAAAGGTGCTGCCATTAAAGACCTTGATCCAAGTTATGTAACTTGGTTGCTACGTCAAGATGACTTAGATCCTTACCTACGTAAAGCATTGGTGACTCTATGAAAAAAGCAACTCTTGTCCACCCACTCATGAGTGAAGCATTTCTGATTTGGCTAGCGAAGCTTGGATACAAAGGTGTGGCGCGTGCTGGTGTTATCTCTTTTTACCACGAGATCAACAATCGAAACTTTCCACGTGGCGTTATGATTTTGGAAAACGGTCGATTAAACAGACCAGCTGCCAAATTATTTGAAGAATTTAAGAAACATGATCCATTTAATGAGGTGGCGTGATG